CCTAAGCAAGGATGCTCGCAATAAAGTGCGCGATAGCTACGAGGAAGCGCTGGAGACCTACGGCCTGGCAGTGTTCGACGCCAAGGTGGAGAAGTTCGAACCGATCCAGATGAAGATGGTCGATGCCCAGTTTCTGGAGCAGATCCAGGCCACACATGTGGATATCGCCAACTTCCTGGGCATGCCCTTGCACATGCTGAACATGGGTAAGCAATCCTATAACTCGAACGATCAGAAATTCGGCGAATACCTGTATGGCACGCTCGATGCCTACCTGGTACCAGTTGAGCAGGCTGCGCGCATCCGCTGGCTGTCAACCCAGGAGCAAGGCCCCGGTTACTTCCGCTTTATCCGTGAGAGTCTATTGCGCATGGATCCCAAAGCGCGCGCCGAAACCAATGAAATTTTGATCCGCAGCGGGCAACGAAACCCCAATGAAACCCGCGAAAAGGATGACATGAGCGCTTATTCCGATGGCGACAAGTTCTATATCGCCAGCAATTACGCCCCCGTTGGAGGTGGAAATGAAACGCAGTCCAATTAGATGTTTCGAAGGGAATGCCAAGCCGTATGAGCCGTTCTGGAACTGGCGCGTAAAGAATGCCGCCGGTGAAGCAGAGCCAGAACCGGAGCTGGAATTCTACGGTTTTATTTCGGAATATGCCTGGTTCGAGGATGACATCACGCCTAAGAAGTTCAAAGATGACCTGAACAAGTACGGCGCGGGCGGCCCGATCACCATCCGCATGAACAGCGGCGGCGGCGAGGTATTTGCGGCGTCGGTCATCCGTTCGATCCTGACGGAGTACCCAGGGAAAATCACGGTGCGCATCGATGGCATGTGCGCTTCAGCAGCCGTGGGCGTGGCGCTGGCCGGGGATGTGATCAAGATGCAGGATACAGCGTATCTGATGATTCACGATCCGGCTTACAACGTGTTTTTTGCATCCCTAAATATCGAGACTTTGGGCGCCTGGCTCGATACGCTCAAAACGTTCAAGGCGGGCCTGGTTGACACCTATGCGAGCCGCACTGGGTTGAGCCCTGAACGGTTGTCAAAAATGATGACCGAAGAAACCTGGATGTCTGCCAGCGAAGCCGTGAAGTTAGGCTTTGCCGATGAAGTTATTACCGGCGGGAAAACCGCCGATAAGAACGAGAGCGTGACCAATGCTCTCAAAAATTACTTGCATGTGCCTCCCGCGTTGATGAATAGCTTTGCGTCCCAGGCACAACCCATCGACCGCGAGGCGCTTCGCCTGCGCGACGAAGTCAAGATTCTTATTTAAGGAGCAACCTATGAATCTCAAACCGTACTATGACGCCGTCGTTGCGGCGGAAGCAAAGGTGCATTCCCTGGCGACCCAGATCAATGCCCACTTCGAAGCCAACGAGAACGAAAAGGCGCTCGAAATGCGCCCGCAGCTTGACAAAGCCAAGGCTGATGCCAAGGCTGCCAATGACCTGTATCTCTCCATGCGCAATGCCGTGGGCGATGGGACCGACCCGGCCCGGAACTTCACCCCGATGGGTGGCGACCCGGAACCCAAGGAAATCACCGACCTGCGCTCCAGCAAGGAGTATTCCAACCAGTTTTGGAACGCTTTCAAAACTGGTGCTACTCCGAACAGCATTCAGGCTGGAATGCACTCCGCCGAAAAGTACGCTCGGTTGCTGGATGCCCTGACCGAGACCGGTGGCTCGCCTGCTGGTTCGGAGGGTGGTTTCTTGAACCCGGTCGATTTCGATGGCAAGATCATCGAGCGCATGCGTCAATTTGTCGATCTGGCAGAGAGCTGCTTCAACCAGGAAACCGTCACCGCTTACAGCGGTTGGCGCGCCATTGAAACGGCCACTGCCTTGCAGCCTTTGCAGGCCATGACCGAAAACACCGATCAGACGGAAATCGAGAACCCGACTTTCGTGAAACTTCCCTACACCGTTAGTGACCGCGGCGGGTTCCTGCCGATCGGGAACGACCTGCTCTCGGATAGCCCGGCTCAAATCATGACCTATGTGTCGAAATGGTTTGGCAAAAAGGTTGTGCTCACCCGCAACTATTATGTGCTGAACCTGATCAACGCGTTAAGTCCTACTGTTGTAGCTGCGGCCAAAGATTTGGCTGCTGCGATCAAAACAGCTCTCAATATCACCCTCGATCCTGATATTTCTGCCGGGGCGTGCATCTGCACCAACCAAAGCGGGTACAACGCTCTCGACCAACTCCTGGATGGCACCGGTCGTCCGCTGCTCCAGCCTGACCCCACCAACGCCACACGTATGCTTTTCAAGGGCCGCCGCGTTGTTGTGTTAGCCAACCGTCTGTGGCCCAACCTGACCACTCCCACTCGCGCGCGCATCTTCATCGGTGGTCCCGAATACCTGACTCTCTTCCAGCGCGCAGCGTTCGAGATGGCCACCACTGTGGTAGGTGGCGATGCCTGGCGCAAGAACAACACCGAAGTGCGCGGCATTATGCGCCTGGACTGCAAAGAGATCGATGCCGAAGCGGGCACCCTTCTGACCGTTCCGGTTGAAGCTTAAGTCTATTGCCATCCGACCGAGAATTGACCGGCCTCCCCTCCGCGGAGGGGAGGCCTTGCAAGGAGAAACTCTATGGACAACTATGTTTCTAAAAATCGTATGGAAGCGGGCGGCGACCGCTGGACAGTTGGCGAAGGCGGCGAACTGGTCATCGAAGGCGCTGTTTTGGGCGCGAGACCTGTCTCGTCTTATTTTGTTGATACCTTCTACGGATCGGTGGAAGGCGATGGGAAGGCGTGGTCCGCTCCATTTACGCCGGTGGCATCGGCTCTGGCTGCTGCCAAAACTGGCGCAAATATTTATATTCGCGGCGATATCCGCGAGGAGCTGGTCGGTTCTAACCTGAAGTTCGATATCAATTTCATTGGTGTCGGCTCAAAGCATCACCCCGACCTGCCCGCGGCTGGATATGACCCGGGTGCGACCTGCTGGCGCCCGCCTGCTTCTCCGACAGCCGCAACCCCATTGCTTAAACTGCGTGGTCGCGGTTGGAGTTTTTACAACATCATGTTCGACTGCCCGGTCGATCATGCCGCAGTTATGCTGCAGCGCAACGCTGAGGCGGGCCTGGCCGAGTACGACAGCTCGCACGCCACCTTCAAGAACTGCTTGTTCCGCCAGGGGAAGTGGGGCATCTATGACGAGAGTGGCGCGCATAACATCACCATCGAGGATTGCGAATTCTTCATCATGAGCGAGGCCGCAATCAAATTCGGGAACGTGGCCGTGATCGCCCTGCCCTTGAAGTGGACGATCAAAAACAATATTTTCCCGGCCAATGGCGCGGCAGGCGGAAATGCCAGCCATATCATTAGCCCGCTGACCAGCTCGACGATTAAACACAACGATTTTGGCACGGTTGTATCGACTGCCAAGTACGTGGACTTGACCGGCGGCAGCGGAAATATGGTTTGCCAAAACAACCTGGGCGGCGTATACGACACGAGCGACTATGTTGCCGGAACCGGTGACATGTGGTTGCAAAACGCCGTGGCTGTCAAAGCCGTGACTGCTCCTGATGGCCTGACCCTGGCTGCTCCGGCTGCCCCGTAAGGTGACCCATGACCGAGCTGATCAAGGTTGTCAAGGGCGATGAAGAGTTGCATATCCATCCGGGAGCGCTCAAGAACTACGAGAACGCCGGTTGGCAGCTCTTTGTCGCAGAGCCTGAGCCTGAACCCGCGGCAGAGTCTATCCCTGAATCGGTCGAGACCGTTGCTGTGGAAACGGCCCAGCCTGCGCCAGTTAAAAAGGCCGCCAGGCCACGGAGCCAGCCGAAGACATCAAAGGTCACGAAGACGAAGAAATGACCAACATCCTGACACCTGCTGAAGCTGCCAATGCCGTTCGCACGGACGCTGACGATCCGGCGATGCTCGATTTGCTCGCTCCGGTGGACGCATACATCAAAACCGCCACCGGGCGGGATTGGGCCGCGGATGCGACGATCCACCCGTCGGCGAAAAGCGCGGCCAGGATGCTGCTGGTGCAGTGGTACGACCACCCGGCCATGCTCGCCGGTGGCCTGGTGGTGCTCAGCCACGGGTTGACAGCAGCGCTGACGCAACTCGAGGCGCTCGCGCTCCAATATCGCACCTTCGAAGGCGCAAATGGAGCCGGGGCGATCAGCCTACCAGGCGCGCAGGTTGGCGATACGGTTGATGAGCTGGTGGGTGTTGTAGGCATCACCGGTGACCAGCATTCCGCCTTCGAAGGCGTGATCACGGTCGCCAACCAGATTCAGC